GAGGCCCCTACCGCCTCGACGCCTAGCCACGCTAGGACTTCTGAATCTTCTACCTTAGGCATTATTGAAGTGCACCTTGACCAGGCCTTCGCCCCGGTTGAGCATGTGAGCGGTGTAACCGAACAGGCCAACATCTCGGCCACCATGGGCGATATGCTCAGCCTCGGCACGCAGTGGGGAACCGGGGAGCTCGAAGAATGTTGTGGCGTCCTTACAACCGACAATTGCGGTGCCGGATTCGACGAACTCTGAGGTAGTCCATGTTGCCGGTTCGGATACCGGAGTCAGACTCATGTAGTGCGGAACATCCAGCTGAGAGTATTTCAATACTTTTTCGAGGTCACGGGGGTTGACAATGGCGTAGGCGGCGGGGACATGCACCGCTTCATCAACCCGAATGGCACCAATGGTGATAGCGCGGATAATGTCTTGGGCGACTTCGGGAATGTCGGTCGCGTGGTCTACCAGGAACTTTCCAGCGTCACGGTCGGTCTCAAAAGCATAGGATTCGTTCATGGCTTGCCAGTAGGCAAGCAACGCTTCGGACTCGTTAAAATCAAAAATCTGACGGTCAAGATCGTTACCACCGGCCCAGGGCTGGGCATCCATTGACACTTCTTCCCATTGGGCTTTCTGCGTGGGAATTTCGGTTTTATTGCCGGACCACTTGGCAACACCAGGCTTGAGCAGCTTTCCGCTATCGGTGTCCTTCTTCCAGCGGAAACCGATAGCCTTTCGGCCGGTTAGGGCTTTAGTGGCGATTAGTGGGATAATACGGCGCTGGTAGACAACACCGGACCACAATTCACCCAGCCACGCTTTAGGCTGGGTCACAATTGAATCTGAGCCCTTGATGTCGGCAAGGGCTGCTTGAATCTCATCATCGGGGATTTCACCGGTGTGGATTCCCAGGATTGTCTCGGCGGCGTGGGCGGCGGTGATAACTTCCCGCTTGGTGGCGTCCTTACCGCCTGGGATACCAGCCGGAATTTTATTCCGGGGGGCGGCGGTGGCGCCACTGAGGTTCTCGGTGACTTTCGCAGCAATAGCAGCGATATCTTCAGCACTTAGGGTCATTTCTGTGGTTTCTTTCTCTTCGGGGGCGCCGGACTCGGCATATACCTTTGCTTTCTCGAAAGCAGGGAAAGGGACAAGCGCAACAGCTTTGAGCAGGGCAGACTCGATAGTGCCACCGGTGCGGCGGACACCTACCGCCTCGATGCTGAAAGAGTCAATAATATGCTCAGCGGCATTCGTGAGGGCTTCGGTGGCGGCGGCGCTACTGCCCAGTTGAAAGCGCATGACTAGGCCTTCGGGCGTGTTTTCGGCACTGATAGCATGGCCAATGGCTTTGGGCTGGTGGCCGGGGCGGGAATGCTCAGATAGCAGTTTTACCCGCTCGATGTTGGAAGGGATATCGAGGCTACCGCGGGGGAACGTGTAGCTTCCGGTGGCAGTTGCCCCGGTATCGCCCCAGGGGAGTACTAGACCTTCCATGATTCGCTCGGATTCATTGCACGAAACCGTGGCGGGGGCAGCGTCGCCATTGATAGTTTCCACATCACTTGGCATTTTCTTCTTCCTCCTTTTCTTGGCGTTTCCTAGCCCCAGCGTTCAGCGTGCTAGTGAGCCATTTATCAACTTCGGGAATTGTGATTATCCGCTGCAAAACCGCCACGATCCCCAGAGTGGAAGCCACTAGCGGCACAGTCTCTACACCTGCTACTTTGGCGATTTCTGGTAGCACCGGCAGCAGCGCGATGGTGGCTATGGCAACACTACGGATTACCGAACGCCACGGGTAACGGATTTGAGTTGGCGGGCGCTCAGGCATGCGGCAACTCCATGGCACGTTTGCGCAGCTCAAGGCGAAGGCGCATTATGAAAATGATTTGGTGCGTCAGCATGGTGCTGATCCCCAGGCCAAAGCCGGTTGCTACGTCAAGAAGACTCATGGTTATTTGGTCTTCCTGGTGTCGCGGCAACCGTCAATCCCTTGTGCGGCACCTAGTGCGGCGACCGTATCCACTAGGGTTCGGCCACCGGTTTGTGGCCACCCGGGGAAGCCACTACCAGGGCCGGTCAATTGATCTCGGATAACCCGTAACATTTCGTTGTTCTCGCGGAGTAGTTGCCGGTCGGCTTCGGTGAAGTTCGTCATTTTCCCTGCTTGTGGTGTGGTTCCTGCTTGCATGCTGAAATAAAAATCTTCAGCGGCACTCATGTATTGGTCACGGTAGGCACCGGCCAACTGGTGTGGGCAACTGGTGCTGTAGAAATGCGAGTGTGGGAACACATTATTGAACCAGGCGGGTTTCCCCAGGTCGTAGGCATAGCATAGGGCGGCAACCAGGTGGGCACCTGCATTGATCGTTTCCTGACTGATAGGCCAACCTTCGGCGGCGCCACCGGTGTTAGCATGCTCAATGCCAATTGAGTAGGAATTGGCGGCAGAGTCGCCAGCGTGCCATGCGGTATCCCAGTCGTTGACCAGTTGTCCGATTGTTCCGTCTACTTCTACTTGGTAGTGAGCACTGGCTTCGCGGTCTTGCCAAATCCGGTAGCAATCAGCTGTAGAAAGGTTGACGCCTGCATTATGGTGGACTACCAGGTATTTAATGGGGCCTGGTCGGCCGGGCGTGTAGTGCTTGTTCATCAGACAGTACAGGTCTGGTTCTAGTGTTTGAAAATCCATAGTCTTTAGTCAATTAGCTTGGTTAGTTCGTTGGTAGCGGGGACACCGCGGGGCCTATAGGCGTCGTCAGGCGGCGCGATACTGTTAGGATCGAGGCGGGTCAAATGATCGAGGTCAAACTCAACACTTTGACCAGGGGAAACAACATCATCCATGCCTAGGCGGGCGGCTATCGGCGCCATGTATGAAGCTAGGCAGTAGTCGACTAACTCAACGTTCCTAGCATCCATGTTGGAATAGCGGATACTAGAGTCGGCTAGGGAAGCGTCTAGCAAAATGGCCGGTATGCCACAGACGCGGGCAATATCAATCGCCGCGGCATTCCGGCCTTCCACCAGCAAATGGGATTCGTAAGAGCCGTGGTCAATCGCCTGAATAGAGCTATTCGTGAAACCCACGGGGCCGTTTTTACGTTGCCGGCCGCGGTTCCAAGCATCAATCAGCTTGTCAATTTTCGCTGGGTCAGTGAGCGGCTCACCACTGATCTGGTGCAGCTCGGTGTGAGCGACAGGGTGAGCGGCGGCTTTCGCGGCAGCATCGGCAACCTGCACGGCATGCCTGATAGCAGCAGGGTAGCGCAGTATCCCTTGGTCAGAGCCGGGGATAAGAATAATATCCTCGGGCGCTACCTCTTCACCCTCGAAAAAAACCTCACCGCTAGGGGTGAAACCCCAGCGTTCGTAGAGCACGTGATCGGCGGCGACAACAACCCCAGCCCCGTTCCGTTTTACTGCCCACAGCGACCAACCGTAGAACAGCAAATCATCTACTGTCCACAGCATGCGGTGATAGGGGGAAACGGGGCCGCTGGTGCCGGATACCCATGTTGGTTGGTCGGGTAGGGGACCGTCATCATCGTGCACTACTAGGGGGCATCTGGCTATGCTGCTGACGATGATGCGGCGGGCGCGCGCCAACGCGGCAACGTTCATGGCAACATCACGGGTTATTGACTCTGGTAGCAGGTCAGGTGTGCCAACGGTAATCAGGTGGTTAGGGTCAGCCCAGGCGCTAGCGTAGGGCACTTCGAGGCTACCCGCCGCCAGGGCGGGTAGGGATAGTGCCTGTCTTACTTTCTCGAAGAACCCCATGCCCTAATCATGCGGCACAGGGGTGACAAAACCCCTATTCGTGGTGGTTGCGGTAGATATTTCGGGCGGCGCTTTTGGCGGCATAGGGGTCATCATGGCCAGTTTTCAGGTGCCGTGCCAAAGCGTACCAGGCGGCGTTTCGGTCATCATGCAGTTCTCGCCATTCGCATTTATCGCATGTGATTAGGATAGTGTGGTCGGTGACGTCGATTGCCGGGGATTTACGTTTTTCGTTTCGCATAGGTTATCCAATAAATGGTTCGGGGGCGGTGGTTTCGGGGATTTGGTAGCCGGCAAGGGCTGCTAAGCCGGCCTCTAGGCGAGCGGTGCCAGCGGCGCTGTTACGCCTGCTGAACATTCGCCCTTTCTCACCGACATTGCGAAGTTCGGCCACATCCAGTTCGTACTCGACGCCAGCACAGCGGCGGACTCGGATAGGCATAGTATCCGCTTCCTGATCGAGGGCCTGCAAAAAATCCTCGGTGGCGGCGATCATTTCATCGGTGGATAGGGGTTTCCAGTGCTCAGGCAGGGCAATGGCTAGCTGGTCGGCTAGGCGTTTGGTAGGGCCGTATGCATCACCGCATACCTCAGTGGCGATACCGCGGCGCACCAGTTCTTGGGTGGTGTCGATCACCCATTGCCGGCCGGGGCGGGCGTCGATGATCTCAATGCCCACGCCTTGGTTTTGGTTGATGGTGCCTACCGCGGCTAGGGCGGTAGTGGCGCCATCCCAGGAAACGCCAACACCTAGGGTGACCGGCCCATCGTCTAGCGGCACTGTGGTGGTGATACCGCGGTAGGCGTCTAGATCAATGGCCTTCTGCCTGGTGTTCTTTGAGCGGACGTTGCCGTATGCCCTGAGCCATTCGTTGAAGTCCATGTCCTCATTCTCTAAAGGCTCAAGGACTTTTTCGCGGGTGCATAGGCCGGCCGCTACACCGGGGTGAGCAGCTAGCACTTCTTCGATAGTGAAGGAAGTGGCCTCCTGGGGATCGGCGGACGTGCCTACTCCATAGTCGATTACCGCCACGCGGGGCGATGGTTCGGCAATCGCCTTCGCCAGACGGCTATGCCAGTAGTCGGAATCGGCGTCACCCGCGGCACTAATCTGTACAATTTGGCTGTTATTCCTGGTCAGCTGGGTAGCACGCACTGCCTGCATAAGGTCCTTTCCCTGTTTCTGGGTGAAGCTCCATTGTTCATCGGCGATGATCTTATCGCCCTGTCCACCATGAAGATACTGACTGGTTGGCGGCATAGGGCGAATCTGGGACCCCGTGGCCACCACCACCGTCCTGGTCGCCCCCGCCGCAAGCTTCGTATCGACGATCCCCAGCGGCTCTAAATACTTCTTGCTGGGCTCTACCAGCTCAGCAAGAAAACGCTCCCTAGCCGCCATGCCGGTCTGGGCAGTAAACCAAAGTTTTTGATAACGCTTGGTCATGGCCACATACATAAGCCAATCCATAATGCACGTGGTTTTGCCGGTCTGCCTGGGGAAACTCACCAAGATGGTGGTGAAGACGGGTGCGCCGTCAGGCCACCTAGCCACCAAGCGTTCCAAAATTTCTATCTGGTAAAACGTTGGCCGTCGCCCCATGAGGGCGGCAACCTTCTTCACCGCCCGAAGGTCAACTATTACTCCCTCGGGGATAGGGGTTAGATAGCGGGGCTCTACCCGGCCGGGTAACCAGGTGCGCATTAGTCGGTGTCGGCCTCTAGGGCGGCTAGGTCCTCGAATAGCTGCTTGGCTAGGTCTTCGCCTTCTAGCTTCCGGCTCTCGGGCGTCATGTGCGCCGCAGTGAGTGCCTCGGTCATGGCCGGAATCAATTTAGCCGGCCCATACGGCCGGTCTTGTTTTTCCAAAGTATCGAGTGCCCAGGCGCCTGCTCGAAGCACCGTGGCGATCCCTTCATCTATAGGGTGAATCACTTGATTGTCGCGGGCGGCGTCTAGGGCGGCGTCCATGGCCATGGAGTGCCGGCCACGCAAAACGCAGTCGGGCTGTTTGACGGCTTCGGCCTCGAAAAGGGCCTCCTGGCCTTCGCGGGGGCGTTTCGGATCAGGGCGCGGCATGGGGTTTGACCTCCTGGTTTAGTTGATGTACTGACCCCGGGGGTTGGGGGCCAAAGAGAGAAAAAGAGTGCTGGCGCGGGACTGACTAAGTGGCCGCGGGTTCTAAAAACCATTGCCGGCTCGGCGGCGCGTCACCGTCTCGACTTATAAGCGGATGCAATCGGAACCACTGGTCGAGCGGCATGTCTTGGCGCGATGAGTTGCACGACTGGTGAGCCGGCCTGAGGTTGTCCAGGTCGTCACTGCCACCGGCCGCCCTCGGAACCAGGTGGTCGGCGGTGGTAGCGCCATAGGCGCCGCATAGGTGGCAGCGTGTGCCGAACTCAGCTAGGCAAGCAGCGGTGCGCTCAGTCGCATACCGACCGGCCCAGGCTGGTCTGTCGTCAGCAGGCATAGCCATAGTCATCCTGAGTGCCATATAAGCGCTCACGTACGTAGGCCTGGGCACCTGCGAAGGTGGGAAAGGAAACCAGCCTTATACAGATTCCCCTTCTCCATGAGACCTCCCACAGACCGTCCTTGACCTTCTTCACCTTATATCTCACTTTATCCATAGCGTTTTCCGATTCCACCAGCTAGTAGCTCACGTGGTCCGGTGGTTTCCATTTCCTCATATAGTCGTTCATGAATGTAGTCGTGAGCAGCACGGAAAGAACTAAACCGGTCGTAGCGGATAGGCCAGCTATTCCAGCGCGTTACCACCATCCAATCCTCCGGTAGGTGGCGTTTGAATACCTTGAACCGTCTCTTACTCATAGCATTATCCTATTCCGTAGGTACTTCTAGCCCTAGCTTTACGAACTCTTCCCCGGTCCGTTCGATCCCGAACCGGGTATATTCATGCTTCATCATGGCTCGATATAGTTTCCTGATAAACACCTCGGCGGCGTCGATATCGTAGTCCACCAGCGTCTTTATCGCCTCAACCATGGCGTTAGTTGCGGCGTTCATCTGTTCCTCGTCCTCGGCGTTATAGACGCTATTGAATAATGCAGATACCACGATTTGGGGTGTCGGCTTTACTTTATGTTGATTCACTACTTTTCCTTTTCTTCCTGTTGCTGACCATTGTGGCGTAGCGCCCCCGTCGGTGCCGGTTGCGGCGTTTCCGCCGCCATTTTGAGCTTCTAGCCATATGCTATCTCGCGTAGGCGTTTTCGGGCGGCATTGGCCTTGGCGCCACCAGCGATAGGGATATCGACACCGGCCATCACCACACCTGCCATTCGGGGAGTGGCTGTGAGTGCGTAGACGGCACAATCCCGAATAAGGGGGCAGTCGGCGCATAGAGCACCCGCTCTAACAGCGCGAGGCTTTTTTGCCAGTGGGTGGCCCCGCCAAGCTTCGGCCTGGTCCAGATCCCACAGATGAGGCGCCGCAATGCATTTCGCTTTTGACCAACAAACTTTTTTAGGCATTTCGCCCCCGGGGTAGTACAGGTGATACGGGTGGTACAGGTGAGTGGTTGGGGTGGATACATAAGGATAGGTGGTAGGTGGTAGGGGTTGGTGGTTCCAGTAGGCCAAGATAGATAGAAGGGAAAGGCTAGGTAGTGGGTGGTTAGGGCAGTAGGCCTAGGAAGCCCCCCAAGGGGGCTACCGGCTAGGTGGCCTCCCCATTGGCGAAAAATCCCATTTTGACCGCTTCCGGTTGCCACCCCACGCCTAGTAGCACCTGCCACCCCATGTGCAGCCGCCTACATAAATCG